TTTTTTCTTTTATTCCATTATAATATATTTGGTGTTTAATCAATATTTTTATAAGGTCTTTTTATAAATGGAACCTTTTATTTGAATCATTTATAATCTGGAGTTTATTCGATATAAATGATCTTATAAATTGTATATTGCTGATTTTAAAAATTTGTTTTTATTATTCTATTTTAACTATAGTTCGTTTATTCCATTATTAGAATTAATACTTTTATAGATGTCACAATTAGAAACAAATCCATTAGATAATCCTACGGTTAGAGTTGAATTACCAACACAAATAATGCAGGTTAAGCCTGCAGTTCAGACTACAGATTTTCAATTTCTTGGTTCTCCTCTTTTGAGACAACCTTCTTCAAATTTTTCAATGCAACAATTAGATTGGATTCAGATTGCTAAAAAGAATAAGTTGATTGATACTTATACTTGGAACATTAGTTCTTCTGATCCTTGGTTAACTTTACACATTGATTTTGCATTTATACGTAAAATAATTCCAATTGGTCTTTCTTTCAATGCTTATGCTAATTTGACACATTTGCTAATTTCATTAAAGCCCACGAATAATCCATTTTTTAGAGGTTTAAGTATCTTAACGTTTATTCCTCATCCAGTGTTTAATTATCATAATAAACTTTTTGGTTATCCATTAACCAATCATTTACCACATCTTTCTCAGTTTCAAAGAGTTGTTATTTCTCCAAAAACTTCAGGAGAGATTAACATGTTGATTCCATTAAATTTTCCTTTTAATTTTTGGAAGACAGAATTAGGTTCAGCTTCAAATAATAGAGTAGCGAATTATATGTTGACTTATCAATTTGGTAGTCTTTTTACTGGAGTATATTCCACTTTAGAAACAACAGGGACATTAACTTCATTGGATTATACGCTGTCAGCGCAAGTTTTAGATCTCTCAACGGCAGGTTTAGAGATTCATCATTTCCCAACTTAAAATGAATTCATTTGTTTTAGATAATAATACTACGAAAACTCAACAAGATAGGGATATAAATCAAAATTTTATAAATACAAATGTTATTGATGGTACCCCTATGGCTTTTATGGGTGGATTTCTGGATTCACCCCCTCCTTATAGTGAATTTGATAATACAGATAAGTTTAATGATAATTCATTGGGCAAGGAAGAAATGTTTGATATTAATAATTTAAGTAATAGTGAAAGTTCTATTAATTTGCCCCAAAATGAGGTATTCAGTAATTATATTTCTACTCTTGGAGCTGATAGTTCAATTCCTAAGACTTCAAATATAGTTTCTTCTGTTGCTAGGACTAGTGACATTATTCCTAATTTGGCTGCAGGTTCTATGATTTCTGGTATTCAAAGTGCAATTACTCAGAATATGAATTCAGCTCGTCTTATTGAAGCACAACAAGGTAGAGGACCAGATGGTCATGCCTTTGATGCTGTTTCTCACGCCGAGATGCAGAATAATAGAAGTTCTCTATTTTCAGATGTTAAGTCAGTAGAAATAACCGCTGGTAGTATGTTTGGTCCAGAAGGTTTAGCAGTAGGTTTAGGACTAGCAGCTGCTACAACAGCCGCTCAGAATTTAAATGTTGCTTCAGTAAATGAAAATACTACACCATCAACTTCAGGCTTTTTAACAAATGCAGCAGATAATTAAAAATATGGAAGAAGTTTCAACGACAAATCCACCTGCTCCAACAGGTGTTACTCCTACGGAAGTACCTTTAGGTATATCTGGCACTATGTCAGAAGTCATTAATCCAGTTAATATCCCACGAGTTCCTCAAACTATTTTTAACTTAAATCATGGTATGTTTTTGACAGAATTCGCAGTTCATTCTAATATGGGTACTGGAACAAAAGTTTTTCACTGGAGTTCTTTTGATCCTTTTGCACATAATAATCTTTATAATTTAACTTTAGGTCCTGTTGAGACACCTAAACTTTTAATTCCTTGGGATTTAGTTTTACCGTTTTATTCAAGACAGTGTAAAATTGATTGGGTTTTAAAATTTACCCCGGTAAAGATTTCAGATTGTCGTTGTAGCTTAGACTTTATTTTGAATTATGGTAATACTTCTAGAAATTTTCCAGTAGATCCTAATCAAATTCCACTTTTGACGTCAAATGATACTTTTCATAAGCAATTTGATGATCAGGATGATCCTTTTGAAATTGTAATCCCTATGTTTTGGGTTACAAATAATGTTCAAACTCAGAAATCAATTTATCACTTAATAGATGATTCTCGTCATTATTTAAAACCAGCTTATTTACCTGAAACTGCATTAGACGTTTTTATAAGAAATAGATATCAGCCGAATCAATTACAAACTTTAGATTTTAAGATAGTTGTAGAACTTTTTCCAATAGTTAGACAAACTGTTGGAATGGCAGCTCCTAGTTTAATTAGAGTTAATAATCCAACTTTAGATGACTTTTTACCATTACCTTATTTTGTACCAGAAACATGACAACATTAATTGCAGGAATTGATCAAACTAAACCTACGGAACTCTTAAAAGGAGTTGATACTGGAAGTATTCCAGAAGTTTCAAATTTAACAGCCGATGATATGAAAAGATATGTTTTTACAGGTATTTCAGCTATAATAGACACACCTTTGGTTAAAAATTCACGAAATGCTCTTTTAGCAGTTAATATTGATGGTTTTATACCAGTTTATAATTTTTTAGACCCATATTGGGGGAGAATTATGTATAATATGTTTCCGGTTCAAGCTTTTTCAAGAACATTAAGTACAGTTTCAATTAGACAAGAACAAATAGCTCTTCCATCTTTGTTTAATTATTGTAGTCATCGTTTTATAGGAGGAAATGTTGGTATTGGTATTAGAGTTTCAAGTAATACAGCTCAGACAGGTAATCTAATGATTTCACAAGCTTCAGGAGTTGCAAGGAATTATTATAGTGTAGGTTCAACATATCAAGGTTTGAGATTTAGTAATGCTTCAGAAAATCAATCAGATTATGGTGTTCAAAGTTTTGTTTTGGGAGATATTTCCTTAAATCGTAATATTTCTATAACTCCCATAAGAAGAGATCCAACTATAAAGACAGATTTAGCACAAAAAATTATTCAGATGACAGAAGTTCCAGTAGCATTAGCTATTGAGGATATTCACAAAAGAAATACAGTTGCAAGCCAATTTTTAGAGGATTGGATTTTAATAGGTATTTTAACTAATTTACCAAATAGTGCAGCGAGTCAAATCACTTTGTCTTTCTTTTTCGATTTTTCAAATGTTCAGTTTTATACACCAATGTTGCCTATAATTCCTTTTGCTCCAAATAATTTTGGAAAACAATTCTTAAATATTACTGCTTCTTTTGCAGTACCGAGCCTGTCAAAGGCTGCAGCAGTGTGGATACCTGGAGGTCCCGGGCTTGTTTCAACAAATCCTGAAGATGGTATCGATGAATAGTTTCATTTATATTTAAGTTCATTAAAAATATCAAATAGCGTTGAAGAATGTGAGAAACTCTTAGATGCAGGAGATAAAATCCTAAATAAAAACTCAAAATTTAAAATTGAATATTATAACGGATGATTAGTGATATTTGGAAACAGGTGGACTGAGTTTCGACAATAATGTCTTCCCCTTATATGATCCCAACTTTATTATCAACTCGAAATTTATTGTGACGATTTGATTAATTAAAATCTAGATATAGATTTATTTTTCATTTCAATGTACTTTATCGAAGTTTGATAATCGGTTGTAGCACAGTAGTAATATACCAACTATATGAACAGTTTTATAAGGATTTAATTCTTAGTAAAAGGTTGGAAAATTATATTTATTATTGTGGTTTTGGAAGAGTAATAGTTCCCCCAAAAATGATTAGGGAATACATAGTATAATATCTTGGTTTTAATTAAAAATGCAAAAAATATTAATTTTTAAACAACCCTGCTTGACAATGGCTAGGTTATCACAAAAAATCCTTTTAGGATTCCAAAGTCCGGAACAATAGCTCCGTTACCCGTTGCGTCGTCAGGGAGCATTCGATATATAGGAAGGTATCGTTAAGTGTCTTCCTAAAAAACCACCCTCTAAAAACTTTTATGCAGACAACAATACAAATTATGAATTCTTTACCTACAGTTTCTTTTGCTCCGGCTAAATTATTGCGTAAAATCAAAAATCAAAATAATTTTGAAGGAAATAATGCTTTATTAAATGCTTTGGGTCCTCTTTTTGAGGAGAGAAATAAGAAAATTTTCAAAAAGGTTGAAGAAAAATTGAATCAGGCGAACATTCATCAGCTTGACAATGGATTTGTTAACTATAGTTTTTTCCAGACTGCATCTTTGATGCGTCTTCAAAAGAGGAAAGTTCAAGAAGTTTGTCAACCCAAGAGCAAGATCAGAAAACCCCGTCTTAAATGTCCATTTCCAGTTGAAAAATTTGATAAGTGGGATATTGAGGATTGCGAGGTCTTTTATTATGATTATCAGCCTGATGTGATTGCAGAAGAGATTGTTACCTATTATCATGTGAGAAAGCATATTTCATTTGTAGGAAATAATGATGTGGTTGTCAATATTCATATTGGATCAACTGCAGCTATTTCAGATCCATGGGCCCTTAAGAGAGTTATTGGTCTTTTTGCTCCTGCTGGTCAAATTTGTCAAATGTATAAGAGGTATGGAACGTGTTTTGCATATGATAGGACTTTGAATCTTGTTGTTTCTCCCCAAGTTTATTTGCTAATTTTGTTAATGTATTGGAAATATAGAGAGAATAATATAATTGATTTATTGCATCATTCACATTTAAAAGAATTTGTTTTTGGTTCAAATATGAAAGAATTATGGAAGAAATTACATAATAATCCTAAAGCTGCAACGATCTTATGCAATTCCAAAATGTCACATATTATTTTTAAAAATATAATTAAATTTGATATCTTGGATAGGTGTGGAGATGTTGAGAAAAATCCAGGACCTGTATCGATTTCTAAGTTAATTTGTAAACAGATAATTGATGATGAGGAGTCAGATAAGATAATGTTTATTTTGCCAAATAGCTTCACTTTTGAGTATGATAGGAGGAATGTTACATTGGATGGAAGTAATTACATCTTTACAGACCTGAAGGAGGGTAGAATCCAAAATGAACTTTTAGGAGAACTAAAATTTTCAGATGTCTTTCATGTTACAGAAAAGTTAAAAGGTAGTAGAATTTTAAAGCCAGATAAAAGCGAAACATTAATCAGAACTACTAGATGGACTAATCATGATGATTTTGATCCTAATAAGAGGATAATAATAAATCCAATTTCAAAGTTTATTAATTATCTTGGAGGAGGTTCGATTCGGGAACTTATATTGGAATCAGAAGGTCATGTAGTTTTCAGGAACAATTTTACATTTATACCTAAGAATATTTTAAGATTTAGATTTTCAAAAGTTTGGTATTTTGATAGTAATTTTCCGTTTGATCTTTCACAAAAAATTTTAGCATCAGTTTCAAGACAAGTTATGACTTGTGAACAAATGGCTCAGATGGCTGCAAACCTTGCGACAGTGCAAATGATGAAACTTGATATTCAAAATCAAGAAGATATTTTGCTAAGTACTTTTACAATGTTGTTTGAAAATAATTATCATAGTTTTGGTGCAAACCAGACTTGTAAATATAGTCCATCAGATGTTTGGAAGGCATTGTTTGATTTAGAAAATGTTTTTATACCAACAGTTAGAACAAAGATTGATGATCCGAAATATGTTTTGGGAAATCCATCTGCAGTTAAATTTAATGAGGATTTTGTTTACTCAGAGGCTTATTTTAAGAAGACTAGTTCACAAACATTGAAAGAATATCCGTTTGCAGAGAAGACAGATAAAGAAATTTTTGAAGATTTTAGAAAAGGACTTTTGAATATTTATTCAGAAGATTTGAAGTCATTTAATTTTAGGATGTCCAAGATGAATTATGCTACATTACAGGATTCATTTATTAAGGATTTGAGTGTTGAGGAAGGATTTTTAAAGTTTTTAGTTGAGGATAGATTGACGGAAGTTGATATTAGTAAAACATTTATTAGAGCAGCTTACTATGCATTATCAAAAACTCCCTCAGAGTTTTTCAATAGAATCATTAGAAAATTATCGACTTTTAGAATAGATAGTTTTTATCAGCCAGGACTAACTAAATTGATGAAACAGAAAGATGAACCCTTAGATAAATTAGAGATGTTTGTGGATAGACATAATAAAATAGATTATATTAATAAAAATCTATTTAATGAGCGCAGAATAGTAAGTTTGATGCAGACAGAATTATTCACTTGGTCGAAGATTTTTGGTTTTAAAATTAATAGACCCATATTTAATAATATAGAATATGTTTATGAGTTGGCAGAGATTAGGAGGATTCCAGCTAAAGTAGTTAATGACTCTGATGATGATTCAGATGAAGAAGATGAAGAAGTTGGATTTTTTAGTAGAGTTTTTGAAAAAATTAAAGTACCTTTTAGTGCAGGCAAGAACTTTTTTGTAAATATCTCAGATTCAGCTTCAGATATTAAGTCGCTTAATATTACTGCAAAAGAACTAAGTGAAAAATTTTCTTCAGTGTTTGAGGCTAGTAAAATGGATAATGTGTTTGAATGTATAACAAAAGTAGATTTTTCAACGGTTAAAGGAACGTTTGCTACATTGAAAATGATTATGAATGCCTGGTTTACAGATTTTGTTACTAAGATATGTAATTTGTTTGGTGTTGATTATAAGCAGCAACTCGATGCATCAAAAATGTTGTTTTACTATATTATCTGGCAGAATAATGATTCAAAAATTGTTAGATTTTTAATTATCTTAGATTTGTTAACTGAATTAGGAATTACAGACTTTGTTTTATCAATTTTAAGTAAGATTTATTCTGGTTTTATTTCACTATGTCAACCTAGAACAGTTGCTTTTGAAGATTTGCTCAAAAAATTTGAAATACAGACCGAAGAAAAAGTTAAGTTGAATAAGGATAAGATTGAAAAGCATAGAGTTAAAGTTCCTGAAGAGTCTACAGAATCATGGCTCGATACAATAATTCAAGGATTAGGAAATGCTACTCCTGCAATGTTAGGTGTAGCAGCTACAGCTTTAATTGCCAGTCTGGGTTTACCATCAAGTAAAATTAAGAATGAAACTTTAGGAGACAAAATTATTAAGTCTTCACGTAATATAGGTTATTTAGCAATAGGCGTTGCTGGGCTTCCTAAGATTTTTGAGAATGTTTTGAAAGTACTAAATTTTGTTATAGATTATATAAAATCCATGATTATAACTGATCACAAAACAGAATATCAGTATTTACGAGAGGTTCAGCATTGGTTACAAAATTCAATTTATATGGAAGGTGTTTCAGAAAGATTGTTTGTTAGAGACTTGGATGTTTGTTTTGGTTTTATGAAAAATTATAATCAAATGGTTAAATTAAAAACTAAAATGTATACAATTAAAGACAGCGCTATACGAGCTGAGTTTAAATCTAGATGTGAAGTTATGAGTAAGTTGTATCCAATAGTAATAAGTGCAGTTAGAATAATGTTAGGACAAAGAGAAGTTTTTCACATACAGTTATATTCAAAACAGGTTGGAGTTGGTAAAACAGATGCTGCACATCAAGTAATTACCAATTTAAAAAGAGCATTTGAAGAGCAGGAAAATTTATTGATGAAAACAATTGGTTTGAAACCTTATGCGTCGACTTTATCAGATGCTGACATCTATCCTATGAATGATTGTTTGAAGCACAATGATATGTATTATGGACAACATTTTGGTTATTCAGATGAGGAAACAGTAATGCATGAAATGGAGGCGGATACTTTGATTCAAAAGATGCAAATGCTTAGTGGTTTTCCATGTATTTCTCAACAGGCTAGTATTAATGACAAAGGTAGGATTTTTGAGATTAAAACTTTAGTCAGTAATACAAATAATCCTTATAATAAGTTTAAGGGAATGTTAAAACCAGAGGCTTTATGGCGTAGACGACAATTATTTGAAGTTAAAGTAAAGGAAAGATTTTTGGATTCAGCAGGTAAAATCAATGATGAGAAAATTAATTCTGAAGGTCTTAATCGTACATTAGGAGAACATTTAGAAATAACATGGTTAAATAATGTAGAACATCAACCACAAGATCCTGATGCTGTTGATATGTCTATGAGTCAATTTATACAATTAGCTAGAACTTTAGCTGTTAAACATTTTCATCTTGAAGAACAACGTTTGAATACTAAAAATTTAGATAAAAGTTTGATTAGATTGAGATGGGATCGTTTGCTTGCTGACATTCAAGATACATATAAGGAAGGTTTGACAAAAGATGCAAATATGGAAGGATTATTGAAAGATTTAGATCATTTGAAAGCTCAATATAAAGAAAGTGTTAAGAACAGTAATTCAAAGATTCGACCATCAGGATTATCTAATTTGTTAGAGGATTTTTCAAATATAGCAGAACATATACAACCTAGTACATCTAAAGGAGCAGATGCAGGCATTGAAGAATACAGGAAAAAGAACAAGACTGTAGGTTTTTTGGATGTAGATAAGTATGATTATACAAAATATGTTTTAACTCATTCTGAGGAAGATGGGAAATTTATATATAGTATAGATACTTCAACTAGTAATTTTAATGTTGAAATGCAAGATGGACCAATTAATTTTAAGAATATTAAGTTCCGTAAAATTAATGGAAAAGATAGAATTGTTTATATTTCTGATAGTATAGCTACAGTAGAAGAAGCTAGGTTTATATTATATAATTTAGTAGATTTATCTACTCATAGTTCAGAGACTTATGTTAAAAAGGCAATAGATTTGAAAATTCTGAAACAACAAGGAAAGTCAGAATGGAAACATTTGTCAAATAAGTTACATATTTTAAGTTGTAGAAGTCTTGCACTGGGTGCTAGAATAATAAAGTGGGTTAGCTCAAAATTGTTTAAATTTTTCTCGGAGACTTTAATTAGTGGTCTTGTTTTAACATTTACTCTATTAGCAATGTTTTTCTCATTAAGTATGATTGGACAGTTTTTAGCACCGAAAACAGTGGCTTACCAAACTAAAGAGAGGAGTAGAAACCCATTAAGTTTGCCAAGTAGTAACTTTCCAAAACCAGTTGCTGCAACATTAGAGAATCCAGATGTAAAACTTGCTCAAATGGCCACTTATTCTTTTCAAATTGATAGTAAAAGAGCAACAATGATAGGAATGAAAGGTTCAATTTTCTTGGCGAATAAGCATGCAATTTCTATTACAAAACCTACTGAAATTCTAGTTTATGATCCAAAGTTTGGATCAGTTGATGTAAAGCATGCCATCAAGAAGTATCAAATTAGTCCAAAAGATATTTCTGAAATTCCGGGAACAGATAATTTGCTTATTAATATCAGGGGTTTTAGACCAGTTAGATCTGTTTTGAGTCATTTTATAACAGATAGAGATTGTGAATCAGACTTGATTAATTTTCATTATATTAGATCACAGAGTGTGCTTTTGAGACAAAAAGATAAGTCAAATTTTTTAAATTCAGAAAGAGAGTGGTTATTAACGGGATATGATGAATGTTACCCTTATAATTACAATCAAACAGCATTAATTGAACATGATAATACTTTACAATTTAAATCAGATACAAAGATTTTTGAAGGTGATTCAGGATCATTGGCAGTTCATAATAATGATAAAGTTTCAGGAAAATTTTTAGGAACAGTTATAGCGAAGAATAAAAATGGTGGTGGATATATTGGACTAATTACACGGGAACAAATTGAGAAGGCAATGACTAAGTTCCCTAAAGAATCTATAATAGAAACATCACAAAAAGATTCAGATCCAATACCTTGTCACCACTCCCTAAAAGATGTATTTTTGTATACTGATGAAGTATATCAAAGTCCTATTTTAGATCAGTCAATTTCAAAGAGTTTAGGTTTTAAAAAGAGTCCAATATTTGGTGTTTTTCCAGTCGAAACAGTCCCAGCGATTCAAGATGAAAGAGATTCTAGAATTGTTCCAGGTTCTCGTCATTTTTTAAAAGTTTCATTAAATAAAACTAATGGGACAAAGGAATCTTATTTTACCCAGGAAGAAGAGAATTTTATGGAAAGGTATTTAGAAGCCATTTATGTAAAGTATGTTAGTGGTTTAGAACATGTTAGAATTTATACAGTTAATCAAGCAATAACAGGTATTAGAGCACAAGGATCAACAAGCATAAATACAAAAACTTCAGCCGGTTTACCTTACAAACTTGAGAAAGGAGTAATTGGAAAGAGACCTTTTATTCAATTTAATGAATATACTCAAAGCTGGCAAATTCAAAACCGTGTTTATGATGATGTTGCTATGGCTACTCAAATTTATAAGGCAGGTTTTGTACCGTTTAATCATAAATTAGAGTTTAGGAAAAAAAGAGTTAGTTCCTCATTCTAAGATTGAAGATCCAAAAACCAGAACAGTTGCCACAGGAAATTTTGTTCATCAGATAATTTATAATCAATTGTTTAAAGACATGCATACAATGGTTAAGAATGAATGGAATAATGGAAATGCAACACCTTTTGCCTTGGGTGTGGATCCAGAGAGGCATTCAACTCAGATAGTCAATCATTTAAAATATACAGATTATGTTATAGATTTTGATGTTAAAGCCTGGGAAGAAAAAATGAGCTTAAAACTTTTATTAATGTCAGCTAAAGTAAAGTTAAAGCTTTTAAAAGATGCATATAACTTTAGAGGAATTGTTTTAGAAGATGTAGATATGCTAGCTTATGGGTTAGCTGTAGATTTTACAGATTGTGAAGTAATATTTGAAGATGTTATGTACAGAAAAAGAAGTGGTCTTTTGTCCGGCCATCCAGGAACATTTATGGAAAATTCTGAAGTCCATGAGATGTTATTAGGTTTAGTTTGTTTGAGAATTTTAAAGAAGAGTAGACCACAATGGGCAAATATTGATTTTATAATAGAGCATGTCAGATCAATAAAAGCCGCAGATGATATAATGATTGCTATTTCACCTCTAGCAAGAAAGTTTATAAATATAGATACCCTGATTGAAGGTTATAATTTATTGGAATTTGAAGTTACATCTGCAGATAAACAATCAAAAATGGAACCTAAAAATATTCTTAATAGTCAATTTTTAAAACAACATTTTAGAAAGGTTGGAGATGAATATTTTCCAATCCCCAGTTTATCAATAGTTTATCAGTTATTTAATTGGATTAGAGATGATACAAGTTTAAGTATTGAAGAACAATTTAAAGTTAATATACAAAATGCATTTAGATTTTTATATTGGCGAGGTGAAGAAGAATACGAGAGTATTCGCTCTGTTGCAAACATAGCTTTTAAGCAAATATCCTATCAGTGGACGTATAATTATTCTGATATGGGTGTTGTCATGCGACAACTCATT